GTGACTTCGGGGAGTTCCTTACGTGCGTGATCCGTTCCGGACAGCCCGGCCAACGAGTGGATGAGCGCTTGTTCCAGACCAGAGCTCTCGGGATGTCGGGGGACAGTGCCTCTTCTGGCGGTTTTGCGGTGGGGTTGGATTTCTCAACGATGTTGTTGGGCGCCACCGTCGAGCAGTCTAAGCTCGCCGGCCGCTGCACGGAAATCCCGATTTCATCAACGTCGAATGGCGTTAAGCTCCCTGGGTGCGACGAGACCGCAAGGACAAACGGAAATCGTTGGGGCGGAATTTCATCGGCGTGGCTTGCGGAATCGGGAACACTCACCCCCTCGAAACCGAAAATAAAGCAAATCGAACTGAACCTTAAAAAACTTGGTGCCGTGGCGTATTTGACGGATGAGCTCACTGCGGACTCCGCGGCGCTGGGCGCTTTCGTCAAAAACGCTTTTGCGTCGGAATTCAGTTTCCAAATCGACGATGCACTTCTGAGGGGAACCGGCGCCGGAGTACCCCTCGGAGTGCTAAATGCCAACTGTCTTGTTACAGTTTCTAAGGAATCCAATCAGGCCGCGGGGAGCATAGTGCCGGAAAATTTGGAGAAGATGTATTCCAGATTGCCCGCAAACAGTGTCGAAAACGCGGCCTGGTTAATTAACGTGGATTGCTGGCCTCAACTCTTCAAACTGCAGCACAAAGTCTCGAATCAGGCCGGCACTGATTTTGTCGGCGGCACTTCGATCTTCATTCCGCCCAACACCGGCATCAGCGGGAAGCCATTCGGGACTTTGTTGGGGCTTCCGATTATCCCGATGGAACAGTGTTCGACTTGCGGCACGATTGGGGACGTCGTGCTCGCTGACTACTCCGCCTATTTGCTCGCCACAAAGGGCGGAATCCAGCAGGCATCCTCGATTCACATTGCATTCTTGACCGACGAACTAGCATTGAGATTTATTCTCAGAATCGACGGCCAACCGCAGCGCACGGCGCCGTTGACGCCGGCACATGGCTCGAACACTTTGAGCGAGTTTGTCGTTTTGCAGACTCGTTCGTAAGCGGTTTTCTTCGGGGGCGTAAGCTGCTGGTTACGTCCCCAGGTTTGAACAAACAAAGGTCACAAATGAACAAAAATACAATGGAACGCCGAACTTTTGCATTCAACGTCCGGGCCGCCGGTGATGCCACGGCACCCAAAAAACTTGCTGGCTATGCGGCCGTCTTTGGTGTAGAAACCGAACTCTGGGATGGTCTCTTCGAGATGATCGAGCCCGGCGCCTTCGCGAAAACTATTGCTAGTGACGATGTCAGAGCGCTTTGGAACCATAACGTCGACTTCCCCATTGGCCGTACCAAAAGCGGAACATTGCGATTGTGGGAAGACGCGGAAGGGTTGGGCTGCGAGATTACGCCACCGGATACAGACCTCGTGCGTGACATGGTGGTTTCGCCCATTATCCGCGGCGATGTCGACCAGATGAGTTTCGGATTTCAGATCGTGCGGGAAAAGTGGGAAGAGCGCTCCGATGGAACCGTGCTGATAACCTTGGTCGAGATCAAGCTATTCGAGATTAGCCCGGTCACACTTCCGGCCTACGCGGATACGACGATCTCAGCCCGCTCACTGGCACGTATCGAAGAGTTCAAGCAGCGGCAAGCGCCCGCGGAAGACGCGGAGGATGCTGAACTGGCTTTACGTTTGGCTATGGCGATACGGAAATTTCCGAGGGCAGCCCTGGCGACTCGCGCATAAGTTTTCACCGCTGGCAGGCGGTGAGAGGGCGGAGTGTCGAGATCCACTCCGCCGATTCTCCTTCGACGCGGCTGAGTCATGAGTATTGAGTCTCAGCCGCGTTTTTTTGAACAGAATGGCCAAATGAAAATCACGCTGAAAGACACGAAGCCCTATCCGATTTGGCTCGCTGAAGACGGTTGCTTTTCGAACTACTACAGAGTGACACTTCCAGCGCGCATGACGGGCGGCCGCGTGAATCATACCGTACAGATCATGCACGACGGCCGGTCGTCGACAGTCGATCTTTTCGATGAGGAACAATGCAAGTGGTTCGCCACTTTACCGGAAGTTACGATGCTGGGCCTCGGGACACCCACCGTCATACCTGTCGGCCAGATTTTTAAGCGGCGGCCAAGTTGGCTTCGAATACTTGGCGGCTTACGCGATTGCGGCGCACGGATCTTCTTGGAGTCGGACGACGATCTTTGGTGCTTCTATTCGCCTGAAAACCTAAGCAAGCTCTTTAAAACCGAATTGGAAAAACGACGCATCTCCATCGTCGAACAAGTGAAAGAGTCGCTTCTCTTCTCGGGCCTCTTCGGGATTGGCGAGCGAGACATCGCTGCCATTGTGGAATCACGACTACAAAAAATAGCGGCGGAAACGAGCGTAGCGGCGCTCAGTGAATGGGCCGCGCTGATAGGATTGGCAACTCCTATCTGCTCAACCGAGCGACTTCGAAACGTGATCCTAAGGCATGGTGCTGAAACCGTCGCCGTCGCTCCCAATGTCATCGACCCGGCCGACTTCCAATCGACGCCGCGGATGGGCGACATTGTTCGCGTTGGATATGCCGGCACACAAACACATAAACGTGACATGCACTTAGTCATACCCACTCTATTGGAACTTTCAAAACTGCCGCACGTTGAAATCGTCTTCTTTGGCTTCCACCCTCTATTCCACGAAACAAGGGTGCTCGGAAAATATGTCTCGGAAGGGCTCCGCTATACCTACGGAGGGCATCTTGACTTCCACGAATTCTGCCGGCAGATCGGGGTACTAGATATTAGCTTGGCTCCGCTTTTGGACACACCGCTCAATGCATCTAAATCGCCGCAGAAGTGGTTTGAGGCTTCGATGAATCGAACCGCCTTGGTGCTATCCGATTCGCCGGTCTATGACTGCGTAGAACACGGCGTAACAGGCTTCAAGGCGAAGGACGCAGGCGAATTCACGCGCTATCTGAAGTTGCTGGTGGATACGGAACTACGCCGGAGGATGGGAGAGGCGGCGCGCGAAACAGTTTTGATGCGACACACGACGGCACAGTGGACCGATCACTGGCGGCGGGCGATAGGAGTGGAAAATGCGGTACTCGAAACGGTTTGAAAGGAAAAATTCAATGAGGAAACTTATTCTGTTGTTCGCTATCGCTGCGTCCGCTCGGGCGCAGATCAGTAGTTTCCCGCCGCCATCGTCGGGGGGGGCGTTGCCTGTGGGCACATCCACCGAATTGCAGTATCGCCTGAACGCCACGACATTTGGGGCATCGGATTGGATCTATAACACGATTTATGGCGATATCGAGAACTTTCCAACCGAAACCGCGGTGTTGACTTCCGCCACCGAGCAATTGGCTCTTAACTTCTACGCCACAGTGGACCCCTCCGGAACTCTGGGCCCGCAGTATATGGCGGCGCTGCAATTGGGTTAGATGTGCCATCGAGCAATTCGACCAATTTCAGCGGCGGCCTTAAGACCCTTGATATTGTCGCTTTTTTTGAAGGCTCGGGATCTGTCCATGGCGTGATCGGTGCCGATTTTGATGCTGAATTCTACGGCAGCGGCGCGGCGACACAGGTTATTGGTGCTCGACCATTCGCCTATAACCAGGGCACGGGCACGGTCGCACAACTTTGGGGGCTAGAGCCGGATGCAGGAAATTATGGGTCTGGCGTTGTTGCTGAAGCCGCCGCCATGTCCATCGATCCGGATACTTCGACCGGTCCAGTAACGAATAAATATGGACTGAAAATTGGTGACCAAGCTGGGGCGACGCTCACAAATGCTTGGGCCATTAAGGCGGGACTCGGCAGGATCGAGTTCGATGCCTTAAAGACCACAGGTGCGGCGGCCGGCAAGAAGGTGGTTTGCGTAGATACCTCTTCCGGTATTCTCTATACCTCCAGCACCGGAACGGACTGCTCAAACTAATGCGCCTCCTCATCCTTCTCGCTATCACACTTCCCCTATGCGCCCAGGACGCCGTAGAACGAGCCAAGGCAGACTCAGCGCGCGCCGCGCAATATCACCGCTTAGTGGTGGCGGTGAATGCCGCT